GTTGCGGTCCCGCATGCCGCATAACTTCTGCGTCGTATCGGTATCCACAGACTTACCGCAACTGACAGGAGCCTGGCCGACCATAGAGAGCCGTACTAGAGACAACCAAGCCCCTGTCAGTTGCCCTCTCATATCGCCACCGGAGAGAGGGATGCCGGACTCAGAGGGTGGAACACTGGACCCTGACTTGCCGCTTATTCACCGGCTTGCGCGCAACTACTGGGCGATAGGAGTAACCCATGCTGACGCTTCCGGCATTGCGAGCGACCGCGCTGCCCCTTTTTCTTTTTCCAGCACACTCACTGAATGCACTCGAAAAAGCCCGGTATCTGACACCGGGAATGGCTTATTGCCGAGAGTGATTTCTAAAGCCCTGTACAAAAAGACATACACCCCAGATGACTAACGGAAAGCCGGGCCATAACTGATACTGAGTCATAAGGGTTGAGGTCATGCGGCGTTACCCTGCTCATTACCAGAGCCTAAATCAGCCTTGAGCTCGCCGTTTGTCATGACCTGAATCTGAAACTGGCGAAGCGGCGGAATACCGTCCTCCGGCCACTGGCGGACTGCCTCGTATGTAATGCCGAGCGCCTTTGCCAAAGCCGGAATGCCATCGAAATACTGAATTGCTTCGGAGCGTTTCATGATGCCCTCCATTGAACATGCAGATATTCAAGCATGCTTGCAGAGACAAAGCAAGCATACTTGTCAAGCTAGCTTGTATTCTCAAGCCATGGATATCATTGATCGCTTAGATCGGCTCATGGAGCTGAACAACATTCAGAGAAATCAGCGGCGCAAGATGCTTGCGTATGCGGCTGGTATTAGTCCGTCTGCCGTTGGCCAGTGGTACAACGGCAGTACGGGAAATATTAAAAATGAAAACCTCGCCAAGATTGTGGCTAAGTACGGGGGGACGGTTGACTGGCTCATAACAGGCAATGGTGAGCTTATAATTCCATCGGATGGCGGGAGGCCAATCGTTATTTCTGGCTCACATTCACATGTGGACAGCAATGTGGAGGCGGCCCCATTTTCTCCATCGACACGGAAGCTGCCGGTAATTAGCTACGTTCAAGCAGGGATGTGGGGTGAGGCTATCGATATATTTCAACCTGGTGATGCTGAGGAATGGGAGGAGGCTCCAGCGGCAGTAGGATCAAGCGCATTCTGGTTGCGCGTAAAGGGGGATAGTATGACCGCTCCTGTTGGACAGAGCATCCCGGCAGGCCACTTAATACTGGTTGACCCTGAAATAGCTGCGGAGAACGGAAGCCTAGTTATTGCCAAACTGACCAATAGCGATGAGGTGACGTTCAAAAAACTGGTTATCGATGCCGGACAGAAATACCTGAAGCCGTTAAACCCATCATACCCAGTGCTTCCTATTGACCAGGAGTGCCGCATAGTTGGGGTCGTGCGAGAAGCAAAGGTTAAACTGTATTAAGCCATGGAGGGTAGATGAAACTGTTGCATGTTGGATTCGTTGCAATCGGTATAATCGGAGTGTTAGCGATATCCGCCGCCGACAGATCAGAGCGATTCGATCACACGCATAGCGTTAAAAACTCCGGGATTGAAATCTACAGGTTTACTACCGAAAAGGCGCCAGCCGTACCAGAAGGCGTATTTGCGGCCACGGACTTTGAGCGGGTATTTAATGAAATCGGCGCCCCCTTGGGTACGGTTTATGAAACCGTCAGCAGATCAGGAAGTCGGTCATACTCCTGGCCGGTTGATGATGGCGGCTCGGTAACAGTGTTCAGCAAGACTTGCAGCGATGGAGTCGAATGCATCGACAGAATTGTTATACAACCCAGTGACCGGCAGCAGCTTGAAAACACAGCATCCACCGACGATAGCATGATGTTTATCAGTCCCGACTCGTTTGCATCATGGCCATTCAGCATCGAATATGGAATTTTATCCTGCGTCAAGGCGGGCGCTGTAACCGTGCGCACCTCACGCAACGAGTGGTACATGAACGGCATGGGCAAGACCTGGGTAACCCATGCCGATGATATATCGGAAATTCAGGTATCTGATCGCGGATACTCAGATATTTTAAATACCGGCCTCAAGCTCTGTGATTTATCAGGATAAAAACTTAACCCAATGCTGTTCGGATATGATTTCAATCTCATGTCCAGCATCTTGCATGGCTATGGCTTTTTCTATCTTCCTGCCCCATGAGCTATGTATCCAGTCGCGACTTCCCTGTTCGCCAATAACAACATAGCGCGTTGCTTTGTTTGGCGAGCGCGTACATCTCCCACCCCTGCTCGTTATTTCACTCTCGCAATCTGATCGTTTTCCAGAATAGAATGTCCCGGTAAGAACGAACGTCCTGCCTTCAAACTCAATACTTTCTGGCTCTGATACTGGTAATGCGGTTGAGCTTTTAATAACAGAGACTTCCCCAGTTTCCTCATTTATAGATTCCACCGGCGTCTTTTGGCTTCCGGTAATTGACGATAGTAAGTTCAGCAAATCCGCCGCTTCTCTATCATCAACAACCCCATCCGACAATACTTCACACAGCCGATCATAAATGATGCTGGCTGGCCATGTATCCAATAGGTCTGGCTGCGCATATAACCACTGCGCCAAATGTTCAGCCTCAGACTTGTTGACCTTGTCGTCAAAGATGATTCCCCGGCATATCCCGATTAGTTCATCAATGTCTCTCGTCTTATTCGCCGCCCTGCGCAAGCGCTCAGTCACTGGTTGACCATTGTCATCGTATCGCATCTTGCTCTCCCTGCTTTGCCTATAGATATCCCACGATATAAAAATTATCTACAAGCATGCTTGCATTAATAGATGAAGCATGCTTTCATGTATACAAGCTTACTTGAACAGCGAGGCGACGAAGATGGACTCTTACAAGCGAACTGAAAGCGGCTGGCAACTGGAGGACTGGGAATGTTCTCCGATGCGCCTATCAAACGGCCAGTCTCTAGCGCCGCGTGAGGCAATGACCGCACTCGGGACTATCTGCGGAGCAACTCAGAAAGAGATCGCCAAGGCGATGCACTGCTCTGTAGATAACGTGAAGCGCCGTATGCAGTCCATCTATTTCAAGACAGACACAAGCCGCGCTGTCGTGGCTATGAATCGCCTGATCGATGAAGGCGCCCTCCACCGCCTATCCGTCGCATTTCTCGCCGTTGCCCTATTCAACTCCAGCATGGTTGCTGCTGCCGATATTGACGCCGACATAGAGCGTAGAGGCCGCACCCGTCGCACCAGTCAGACCCGTAGCGGTAGACGCTCACGCATATCAGGTGGAGCACTGAGCGGCATGTTCGCGCAGTTGGATGACTGGCTGGGCGGTAGTGCCGTAGACATTTTTACCCATGCAGATATGAAGGCCGCATAGCCCATCTGCATAGCAATACGCGATAGACCGAGCAGGCGGATACCTGCCCAGCAATGACCCGCAATCCAAATCCCGTAGCGGCGAGCTGTGACCGAACCGAGCCTCTGCGATGCAAGACGGTAGGTGTGACGGGGACCACTAACAGGTCTTTTTCCAAGAGCGCATCAAGGTGTGCTGCTGGAAAAAACAGGAGATCACTATGGATGGTTTATTCATCGTGGCGCTGACCACTCTGGTCATCAGTGCCCTCTTCACAGTCGGGTTTATCTGTACCGCTGTCCTGATCGCAATATTCAAAGGCCCGAAAGCGGCCCGCCAATTCATTCGGGAGGAGTGGTGACTAGCAAATGATTTGGTGACCAACAAGAGTAATTGTCAATTTTTCGTGACCGCCTTAATTAGAGGGTATCTAGGAATGCATAATCTTGAATTCAATAAAACAGTGGAAGTATGGACTGTAGAGCAATGGATAGAGATGGACGACAACCCGATCCAGCGAAACACTGAAGACCGGGCTGTTCGAGCATCGAGAAAACACCTGCAAAAAAGCAGTGTTACGCACTCCACTGTTTTTGCAGCAAGCTGCGCTGAGAATGGACGGACCTATAAGCTGGATGGTCACACACGAGCTTATCTTTGGAGGACTGGGAAACTGGCGCCCCCTGAAAATCTACACGTTGTTATTCATCATGTGGATAAGCTTGAGGATGTAATCAATCTCTATAAGCAATTCGATAACAAGGACGCTGCCGAAAGCGCAACTGACAGGCTTCATGGTGCGTACAGGTATTTCGGATTAAGCGCTAAATCAGGCCTTGTGCGGATGGGTGGTATCAACTCTGCGATAAGCTTCATTACAAAAACCAGGGGGTTTCAATACGACCCATTGGTCCACGCTGAGAAGTTTATCCCCGCGCTTGAGTTGATTGATGAGGTCGGATTTTCTAAAGCGCAATTCTCCACTCCGTTTATCGCTGCCTTGCTTCTTTCTGTATTGGCTGATGGTCAGGAAGCGATCGGGTTTTGGAAGCGATATGCAAACGATGAGGGGATTAAGGATGAAAGAGGCAGGGATGGCGTGCAAGCCGCAGTTGAATTACGCCACAAGGCCAGAGCAGAGGGACGGTCGAGTTACGCTGCAGAAATAAGAGCAATAACAGAGCAGCTTCTAACCGCATATGGGGCTTTTAAAAAAGGACACTACGTAAAGAGGCATCTTAATAGGACGGCCGTAGAGAACTATATAAAAAACAACAACATCGTCGTAATGCCGGAAAAAACGAATGACAATAAAAATTAATAATCAGGAGTGGTGATGAACGCAGGACTGCACGATTACATCGGTCAGTTGCTGCACCAGCATCTGATCGCCGAGGACATGCGCGATGCCGAGGAAATCTATCTCGACGATCTGGAGCGCGAGCTGATGGCCGGGGAGATTGTCATCGGTCACGACTCAGTGACGCAGACGGATGCCGAGGTGGCCTTCTACGAAGCCGAAGATGCGGCATTTGATGAGCTTCAGGAGCGGCTGGAGAAGGCGGGCCCGGCAGAAAGCGCCGATCTGCTCGCAGCATTCAACGACCGGCAACAACGCTGGATCAGAGAGAACTTTATCCCGGAACTGGCCGAACGGATCGAGCACTGGAACCGCAATAACTCAGGGGAGGAAGCGGCATGAACACCATCGAACAGAAAGTACACACCCTGCTGGAACTGGGTATGGCGATCACCTTGGCCGGTAAGGCCCAAGCATTCGTAAGTTTTGAGGGCCACATCAACGGCATCGGCTACCACGCCTACCCTGTCGATCAACGTCACGCTGACGGCGTTAAGCGCGTGTACCTGGTTGATATGCAGATCGTCTACGTAGACCGGCCAGACGCTGAGCAGAGGCTGGATAAAGCCATCAGCGAGTTTCAGGCACTAATGCAGGAGCAAGCGGCATGAATGCAATCACGAAAACCAGCGCAGGCTTTGCGCTACAGCCAGCCAGCCTTAACGAGGCCATGGAAATGGCCAATATGCTGTCCGGTAGTCAAATGGTCCCGAAGTGCTACCAGAGCAAGCCGCAGGACACACTGGTGGCGATGATGATGGGCTCAGAGCTTGGCCTGAATCCGATCCAGTCCCTTCAGAATATCGCTGTCATCAATGGCAAGCCTGCCATCTACGGTGACGCTCTCTTGGCACTGGTCCAGAACCACCCGAAATTCGGCGGCCACGAAGAACAATTCGATGAGCAGTCTATGACCGCCACCTGCACCGTCTGGCGTAAGGGTGAGCAAAAGCCGCATAGCGTCAGCTTTAGCCAGACAGACGCCCAAAAAGCCGGACTCTGGGGTAAGCAGGGTCCGTGGCAGAACTATCCGAAACGGATGCTGATGTGGCGAGCGCGCGGCTATGCGCTGCGTGACAAGTTCGCCGATGCCCTTGGCGGTCTGATCACCGTTGAAGAGGCGCAGGATATTCCGGACGAGAGGGATATTACGCCGCGCCCTTCTCAGCCAGAGCCTGTCAGGCCAGCGCTTGAGCACTACCCGGATGATCAGTTCGACAAGAATTTCGGTGCTTGGAAGGCGGCAATTGAATCTGGCAAGCGCACCCCGGAACAGATCATCGCCATGGTCAGCAGTAAAGCTGTACTGACCGACGAGCAGCTGACTCAGATTCGCAAAGTCGCTGAAGGAGAAGTGGTGTGATAGGTGATTCCAACCCGATTCCAATAAGCCTTCTGAAAACCTTGGTCAGACTGGAAGTGGAGACAGGAAAACTCTACTGGCTTCCGAGGTCGGCTGAATTATTTTCAGGCGGCGTTCATTCGAAGGAGCAGGAAGCCAAGCGGTGGAATGGAAGGCATGCCGGAACAGAAGCGATGACAGGAAAAACGTCGCGTGGGTACAGGCATGGCCCATTGCTTGGTCGGTGGTATAGGGCGCACCAAGTCGTCTTCGCCCTTCATAGCGGTCGCTGGCCCTATGGTCATATCGATCATATCAATCACGACAGGTCTGACAACAGGCCAAGCAATCTGCGAGAGGTTGAGGCGCTAGAAAACGCCAGGAACGCGTCAACCAGAAGTGATAACACAAGCGGCCAGCCTGGAGTTGGCTTCGACAAATCCAAGGGTAAGTGGGTGGCCAGAATCTGCGACAAAGGGGAGCGCATTTACCTTGGTGCGTTTGGTTCGATTGGTGAGGCTGTTGCGGCGCGAAAGGCTGCCGAGCGGCGCATTGGTTACCACGAAAATCATGGGAGAAGCATGTCATGAAACAAGGCAAAGTAATAAACATCGTACAGGGGTCTGAGGAATGGGCCGCACTGCGCGCCCAGCGCTTCACGGCAAGCGAGGCACCTGCCATGGCAGGCAAGTCAAAATACCAGACACGATCAGCACTTCTGGAGCTAAAGCACTCCGGTGTAGCGCCAGAGGTTACGCCAGCCCAGCAGGCGATCTTTAACCGAGGTCATGCCGCCGAGGCCGAGGCGCGGAAGATCGCAGAGTTGCTTATAGGGGAAGAGCTATATCCCTGTGTCCTGGATGATGCTGAAGGCGGTTATCTAGCGTCAATGGACGGGCTCACCATGCTTGGGGATATTGGCTGGGAACACAAACTCATCAACCAGTCGCTGATCGAGCAGATCGATGCTGGCCATCTGGAGGAATATTACCGGATCCAGCTCGATCAACAATTCGCCCTATCTGGCTGCGAGAAGATCTTGTTTACCGCTTCTGACGGCACCGAAGATAACTGCAAGCACTTATGGGTAATGCGTGACGAGGCCAGATTCAAGGCGCTGGAAGCAGGCTGGGACCAATTCGCAGCTGACCTTGCCAACTACACACCCACTGAAGCAAAGCCGGAAGCCATCGGCAAAAACATCGAGGATCTGCCATCGCTGCGCATCGACCTGACCGGTGAGGTTCGCGCCTCCAACTTGCCGGAGTTCAAACAGTACGCTCTGGCAATGATCGAATCGATCAACACCGACCTCCAGACCGATCAGGACTTTGCCGACGCAGAAAAGGCAATCAAAGCCCTGGACAAGGGCGAGAGGCAGCTTGAGGCCACCAAGAAAGCAGCGCTTGAACAGACCGCCAGTATTGACGAACTGTTTAAGACGGTCGATCACCTGAAGGCAGAGATGCGCGACAAGCGCTTGTCGCTGAACAAGCTGGTCAAGGCCGAGAAAGAGAATCGCCGGTTGCAGATCATCAATCAGGTAAAGGCAGACTTTGACCAGTGGCTGTTCGAGCAGAACGCGCCTATCCCGGTGCAGACCGGGTTCGATCCAGCAATAGCCATGAAGGGCAAGAAAACCATCAGCAGCCTGCAATCGGCAGCGGATGACGAACTAGCCCGCGCCAAAGTCGAAGCCAAACAGCTGATTGATATGTTCAAGGCCAACAAGGCCGCGCTGGATGAACAGACCGAATACCTGTTCTTGTTCAGTGACTGGCAGCAGCTTATCCAGAAGCAGCCGGACGACCTGGAAGCAATCATCAAGGCCCGGATTGCAGAGCACAAAGAAGCTGAGCAAAAACGCCTTGATGCTGAGCGTGAACGTATCCGTCTGGATGAAGAGCGTAAAGCCAAGGCTGAAGCCGAACGGAAAGTGCGCGAAGAGCAGAAGGAAGAGCCAGCCTCTGAGCCGGGCCAGCTCCCTGAAGCAGCTGAGGCCCCGGCTGATGAAGTCACCAGGGAGCCGGTAGCACGGCCAAGTGTCTGCCGTGAGGAAGTCGATATCTCATGTTGGCTGTTTGATCACGCCAGCATCACCCAAGCCCAAGCCAAGTTCATCGCTAACGCAATCGTGACCGGCGAGGTTCCGCACGTAAATGCGCGAATCACAAAAGCCGCCTAACCCCATCATCGAAACCTGCCTAAACGGAATCAGCCTGTCTGCCACCCCTGAGCAACTGGAGCAGACACGGCTGGATCTTGCCGAGATTAAAGCCCAGAACCCCGGTATCGACTGGCAACCGGTCTACGCGGCGTATAGGCGGAGAGAGAAGGAGCTATCGGATGAGCACCGAAAAGACGCCCTGGAATCCGAGCAAACGAGCCACAGCGAGAGTCACGAATCCGCTACCAGCCCCGGAAGAATGCCCCCACTGCTACGACCATGAAACCGGGAAACCCTTCGCGCATATCGAAATCGTGAACAACGAAGAGATATACGGGCGCAGCTACGGCGATTGGCCCTGGGTTTATCAGTGCCAGCAGTGCGAGGCGTATGTGGGGATGCACCCACTTACAAATATACCTCTTGGAACGCTGGCCGATGGCCCTACCCGGCAAGCCCGCAAGCGTTGCAAAGAGACATTCGAAAACCTGCATCGCTCCGGCCGCATGACGCGCAGCGAGGCCTATGCCCGACTCGCGGAAAAGATGGGTATCCCTGTTGAGAAATGTCACTTCGGATGGTTCGACGCCGCTCAGTGCAAGCAAGCGGCAGAGGCAGCCCGCCAGATATTCCTTGAGTCACTTCAACCGAATTAGCGAGGCCCGCCATGACCCAGACAGCAACCGAATCTGGGGGGGTAATAAGCCACGCGGCATGAACGTCGCCAAAGCCAAGGCTCGGGAGGCCGCAAAAACCGGCGCCGGTCCTTGGGATTGCCCTTATACCGCTAAAGCCTGGAGAGCAGTCTGGCTGAGCGAACTTGAACGATCACAGCAGCTATCGCTGTTTTGAGGAGATAACCATGTACCACTTCAAGAATGCCGTGTTTTACCGCTTCCAGCCCGATGCTGATTTCAGCGATCAAGTATTGCAGGAAGCCCTGGACGGAAAGCCTTTCCAGACTCGCAGCCGCCACGAACACAAGCGTATTGGCTGGGACTCTCCGGCACCAGGATTGATTGATAGCCGGGTGTTTACCAGCAGCGGCGCTCACGCTATTTCGCTACATATCGAAGAGGCCATATTGCCGGCCGCTGCCGTTCGAAAAGCACTGAGCGAAAAGATCGCGCAAATTGAGTCGACGGAAAGCCGAAAGGTATTCAAGAAAGAGC